TTTGAGATCAGGGAGACCAGGGGAAACTTGCGGGCCATGATGGCCCCGGACTCTTCCTCCGCAGAGCGCACGATGGTAGCCTCCGGAGACCGGGCGGCCACCACGGCGGCCAGCAGGTTCTTGGCTTCGGTAATCATGCCTCACCTCCTGCGGCCATGCCGAGTTTTTCCAGTATTGCCGGGTCGTTCAGGATTCTCCGGTCAAAGTCCGTCGGCACCCCCATGTACGGCCGGGCGTGAATAAGGACTTTCTGTCCTCTTCCGGCCTTGCCGCCTTTCTGGTGGATGCGGGCATAGATCATGTTTGAACCGTAAATCACCGAACCATCCCCGAAGGCCTCCCAGGATAGCGACCGCTTGAGCTGCCCTCCCGCGTTCAATATGGGCCGGACAGAGCCGTTCTTCCGACCGGGTCTTTTTCTTTCTCGAAGGCCTCTTTGCTGATATAATCCAGCTCGGCCCCCGCAAAATCGGCTATCGCATTCAGGTCCGGCATGGCGGCTTTGCTCAAAGCCTGCAAAATGGCCTCAAACTCCCGCTCGTTCCAGCTGACCTCTACTCCTGCGCCTGCCATTAATAGGCCTCCAGATCAAGGCGGCTTCGGGCGGATACCTGAACATTCCCGGAGGGAGGCAGAGAGGTTTCCCCCTCTTCCGCATAGCCGGGAATGCGGTACTTACCTTCGGCCACCTTCTCCAGATAACGCCGGGCGCTTTTGGCCTGCTCGACAATGCCTTTAGAACCGTCGTCATTGGCCATCAGGCCGTATCCGTTAATCAGGTTCAGTCCGGCAAGGTCGATGGCGTACTTGCGAATATTCGCCGGAGGCGGATCCAGGGGCACCGGATACCCGCCGGAAAGCAGGTACCCGTCAATTTCGGCCCCGGCGTTGGCTATGGCCCTGTCCACGGTATCAGGGTCAAGACGGCTCCAGCCGTTTATGTTGTCTTCGCCAAAGGCGTTGTACAAATCTTCTACCGTGCAATATGCCACACTTTTACCTCCTTATTGGCGAGTGCTCTTAGAGCACGTCCTTGATGGTATAGATCAGGTCGGGAGCTACCACCAGCTCGGTCACGTCGTGGGCCACCTGAACGTACTCGCCGCCCAGGATTCCGCCGTCTTCCTCTTCCCAGGTGCGCACTACATAACCGGTGTTGTCTGCCTGAGGGTAGTTGACCATCAGGGTCTTTCCGGCGCAGGGCTCGTCCCACACATCGCTGGTGTAAGCCATAACTACGTTGTCGCTCCAGATTCCCGAAAGACTCACGGACTTGGAAGCGTTACGCTTGCCGAAGTCGGCCTTGCCCTTGGCAATGATGACCCGGTCGATGCGGAAGAGCTTGGAAAGGTTCGCCTCGTCCACCTTCTTGATCAGGTTGGCTTCGCCCAGCTTGTCGATAAGCCGGGGATGGTACTCGATGGCGTCATAGACCGCCTCGGGAATCACCATCAGGTTGGGCCGGTAGAACAAGTTGGCGATGACATCGATGATGGCGCCATAGGGGTCGCCACCCGCCGATTCACTGGCGGCGGCCCACTTGTTGGTCTTGGCGGTGCCGGTTCCGCTCAAGGTGACAGAGCGTCCGGGCAGGGCGAAGATGGTTTCGGCGATGCGCTTCTCCTGGGCAAGCTCCAGCTTGCTGGAAAGAAGCTCGGCTTTCCGCTTTTCCCACAACTTGAAAGGGCCGTCCATAAAGGACAGGTCTGCTTCGTCGATGAAGCTTTTCAGTCCGTAGCGGCTGGTGGCGTAGTCGGCCATTTCGCCGGAAGCGGCAAACTCGTTGGCCCGGCTTCGCTCTCCGGCCATGGTAACGTCGGGAACCTTGAAGGCGGTTTCCGCGCTAAAGATGGCGTACTTGCCCGAGGGCTTACCTACAGGAACCCGGGGGAAAATCAGGGGGGCAACAAGCCCCTCCCGAACCTTGGTTGAATGGTCGCTTGCGAGATTACTCAGAAGCGGGCTGACGTATCCTAATTCTCTAGGCATGTTCTAAATCCTCCTTATGCCGGTACGGTAACGCTGCCGCGTTCCACGATCATGTCCACGTATTCCCCGGCAGAACCGGACTGCAGAAAGGTGCCCGCCACGGCATGCTGACCGGCGGCGGTGGGGGTGTTGACAAAAGTCCCGGTGGTGTCGGTCTTCAGGGAAGCCTTGTTCCCTGCGGTGACATCTCCACCAGCCTGTACCTTGACGATCCCCGACAGGACAATACCCACCTGGTCGCCCGCTTCCTTGGCCAGATTGGCCTCAAAGGGATAGACCCCGATAAAGCTGCCGCTTCCCCCGGACCCCGGGGCTTTTACCTGATTTTCCGCCGTGCCCTGAACAACTCCGCATCCGGGGTTGATGGCGCTCTCGGCGTTATAGGCTCTTCGTTCGCTCATAACTCTTCTCCTTCTTCAAAAAGTTCAGGGCTTTGGGCATAGAGCCCCTCGGCCGCCTCGGCAAAACTTGCCAGTTTCTTTTCGGCCTGGAAGGCCTTGATTTTCGCAGTCAGGGCGGGGGTCCCGGCCTGGGCGGCGGGAGCCTTTTTCTTGTCCGCCGCATGGGTACCGGTCAGATCAACCTTGGTTTCCATCTGGTCGAACAGGGCCCGCATCTGGCTGCGCTCTTCCTCGGGAAGCCGGGCATCCAGTTCCACCGCCTTGTCGAACAGGGCGGGAGACAGTTTCCCTTCGTCCTTTAGCTTTCCATAGAAGCCCTGCGCTTCGGTTTTTTTCGTAGCGCCCTTGAGCTCGTCGTTTTCCTTGCGGAAGGCGGCAAGCTGTTCATTGGTCTTTGCAAGCTCGGCCTGCAGTTTTTCAACTTCATCCATCTTCTCTTCCTCCTGTAGCTGGGTTTGATCCTGCCGTCCTTCCGACGACAATGTTCCAAATTCCTCCGCGCTCACCCTGCGGGTAAATGCGGCTATGTGCTCTTTTTCGTCCACCGTGTTCATGGTGCCTCCGGACAGAAGCCCGAAAAGGCTCGGCAGCTTGGTGGTGGATATGGCCGGAGTATCCCGTCCCAGAAGGGCGACCGCCCGTAAATAGGGAGGCTGGCCGGAGTCGATCTTGTCGAACTCGAAGATCTCCGAAGAGACGTAGCGCAGCTTGTTCTCGGCCATGGCCTTCTTGGCCTCGGCGGAAAACTCCGGGATGTCGGCATACACCTTTCCCGCACCATCCATCCGCAAGGCCTTTACCCAGCCGTGGGCAAACTGGCTCTCGTCGGTATCGGAATAAAACCGGTGGCCGATAACCACCGCCGCCTCGATGCCCCGCTCGGGATCGTAGGCGTCCACCATTTTCTGTACCCGCTCCTTGGGCCAATCGCCCTGGGGATACTTGCCGCTCTTAAAAATCATGATTTCAGGCATATTCCACTCCTTTTTGGTGTAATTGTTTCAATGTCCCTCTGTGGAACGTTATCAATTTGCCCGGAGATAGCTTTAAATCGCTTTAATTTAGCTTTAAATAAAAAACCGGGGGGAATACTTGCAAATCGCCTTTCGGATGCGTCTACGGCCTTCCTCGTGCGTATAGTGTTTTTCATATATTACCCCCATACACCACCGCAAAGGGTTTCACGTTCCGGCGGTACTCAGCTTCATCCATCCGGCGGTTAAATCCGTTGCCATCGGGAAAACGGGCAGGCCAGGGATCGTTGAAGATGATTTCCCGCTTCTCATTGTCCCAGGCTACGGCGGCAATGTAGTGACCCGGCTGTTTCAGGCAGAGCTGTACAGCCTTGCCCTGGCGCAGAAACAGGGCGACCTTGTCCATGTCGTTTACCCAGATAAAGGTAGCCGCCACGCCAAAGACCGCCGAAACCGCCACGGGGTAGAACTGGGGAATCTCGTTGCCGTGCCAGTCCGCCGGGTGGGTTTCGGGCCGGGCCTTCTCCAGTTCCTTGTAGTTGCGGGGGTCGTTGAAAAAGTCCATCAGCACTTCTTCTGCCTGGGGCTTATACACACCGGGACAGGTAATATCCACCTGGTGGCCCATGGCGGCTATACAGCCCACGGCGGCGGTGGGACCGCAGGAGACAAGCCAGTTCCCGTCGGAGCGCTTGCGCAGGATTTCCTCGGTGGGATTGTTGTGCTGGACGTAATACCGGCTACGGTCGTTCCAGAACTGTGCGCCAGTGATCATTCCCGGCCTCCTTGATTTCCTTCCGAAGAAGGGGTATATTTACAGGTAGTGCGGCCGAGGCCCCGAATAAAGGCAGGGCCTGGGCGGTAAAACGTTGGGGATGCAGCAGGTGTAATTCCTGCCCGGCCACAATTATGGCAACCACTGAGGAGCAGATTTAGAGCAGCACCCGCCGGATTTACTTCCGGAGGAAATGCAGCGGACGCAAATTCCGCCCGGTGGTTACCATATCTTTTCATACTGCCCTCCATCGTAACTATCATTTACCCATCCAAGCGTTGTCAGCTGCAAAGCGGTTGTTTCCGTTTTCTGCCGTAGCACCGCCTTGATAACTTTGCCATCACCCGTATCCTTGACGAAATGAAACTCCCTGCCGTGGACTGGGTGCTTTGGCGTATTGTTTTCATAGATTTTTTCAGGGCTTTGAAGGGTCTGGTAAAGATCTTCAAACTGCTCTTTCAAAATCTTCTGACTCTCGGTTTTGTCTCCCGTACCGTGATACAGCGCATCATCGGTACTCATAATCTTCGAGTCCTCCACCCCGGCCTTTCTCATGGCCTGGTATCGCTCGGACTCAAGGTTACCCACCTGGTAGTTGATTTGCTGGGGCACGTAATCCTTTTCATTCATCCGGTCCAGCAGGGTGGAAAACTCTCCCTGGGTAA